GACCAACACGGGAACCCTGTACCCTGGTATCGCGATCCTCCCAGTATTGAGATTTTGCATGTTCCCCTCAAGACCGAAGTCCTGTCAGGCTACTTGTCTGTCAATGGACCACGTCACGAGCGGCACCCTCATGGCTACACGATCTACCGTGAGGACCACCCTAGTGGTGTAATCACGTGGATCCAACCTGGGGGTGGGTCGGCTGCGAACTTTCACGAGGTTTCTGGTGCCCTTAAAGGCGCTGTGAGCCCAGAGAGTCTTCGCGACCTCGGAGCTGATGCAGAGTTGCGTGCCTTCGACAAGATGATGGAAATCGTCACGGATCGGGGCGCGCAAATTGCTGTTTCACTAGCTGAGATCCACGAATTGACGGAGCTCGGTGGTCAAGCCCTCAAGCTGACCAACGACTTCGTCCAGACGTTTAGATCCTATCGCGCTCGCGCGCTGCTAGGAAACACTCCTATTATGGAGATCGCTCGTACCGCCTCATGGGCGGCCGACATGTGGCTCACGTACGCTTTGGCGGTTAAACCCACCATCGCGGACATCCACGACATCATTGGCATATCTACCCGTGCTAACCCCGGAAACGTGGGTCAGCAAGGCGTGCCTAATGGCGTTCGTGCTGGAGCCTCTGACCGAAAGAGCGCAACCGACACTGTGGTTTACTCGGACTGCCACGTTCAACGTAGCTATTCCGAACATCACCGTGTCCATTACGCGCTCAAGGTGTCAGTAAAGAACCTTTTGTGGGACCATGCGAATAGGTACGGGCTCTTGAACCCGTTGAGCGTCGGATGGGAACTTGTTCCTTTCTCCTTCGTTCTTGATTATTTCTACGACGTCGGTGGCTACATCGAGTCCATGGGGGATCTCCTCATGGCGCGAAGTAACATGGACATCGTCGGAACGATCACGCGCATCCTTGTCAGGAAGTGCACCTATTCGGGTACGTTCGGTTGGGAGGTTAACTCCGGATCAACTGGCTCGTACTCTGGTAAGCTGGAGGAGATAAGGTTCAACCGTCAGGTTGTTCATCAACTCCCCCTCTTGCCCCCAGCCCCTCGGCTGGAGTTCCCACATGCAGCGTCGCAACTTCTGACGTGCGCCTCGCTTCTTCAGTCCATCGGACTGAGTCGTTTTGGCTCACATTAGTCGTTACTTCACCCATCGATCCTTCACTGTCTCCAGGAATTCACAATGCCTCAAACCGCAAACATGACCATCTATGATGGCACCGGTGTCGACAAGACTTTCAAGCCGGTTTCCAACCGCCAGCTGTCCGACGTGGAGTCCATCCTCGTCGCACGCGGCCCGGGTGCCGTTGCAGCGCAAGCTGCCACGGCCTCGTTCCGTACGCGTCTCGCAAAAGACTCCAGCGGTGTGAACCGCTTGGTCTTTTCGATGGCCGTGCCGCACGTCGACTCCGTCGACGGCAGCCCGGTCGTGACTCGTACGAGCCG